TCGTCTTACACATGGTATGTGCGAAAATCGTGTTACTATGTTACCGCTTCGAATTCGCTAGGTAGTTCAATGGCTTGCGTCTGTCGGACGGTAACAAGCCCGATGTTACCATGTTACCGCTCTTTTCACAGGCTGCGCTTGACCTGCCGAGCGACCAGTGGCACAATCGGCTCCATGGCACTGAGCAACGAACAGCGCGCCGAGTTCTTGAGGCAGGCATGGGAGCTGCGGCTAGGTGGGTGGTCGCACAACGACATCGCCCTCAAGCTCGGCTTGAGCCGGGTCACCATCACCGAGCTGCTGACGCAGGCCCGCAAGGAGGTCCAGGAGCATGCGGTGGCGAGTGCTACCGAGGAGCGCAAGGAGGCAGCCGAGCGTCTCGACCAGCTTCTGCGCTCGGTGTGGACGCAGGCCAAGGAGGGTGACCTCAAGGCAGTGAGCACGGTGCTGAGCATCGAGGACAGGCGTGCCAAGCTCAATGGTCTCGACGCTGTGACCAAGTCGGCCCTCGACCTGACCAGCGGCGGTGAGCCTATCAAGTTCACGGTGACCATCCCCCGCGTCACGCGTGTCGACGAGGGCGAGTGATGGCGACTGCCGAGGTCACGCTGCCGGCTCTGTATGCCAAGCAGTGGGACGCCATCAACGACCCGTCACGCATCGTCTGCATCGAGAGCACGACCAAGAGCGGCAAGACCACCTCGGCCATCGTGTGGCAAATCAAGCAGCTGCTTGAGGGGCCACCTGAGGCCGAGCACTGGTGGGTGGCGCCGGTCTACGAGCAAAGCATGATGGCCTACCGCGTCGCATGGTCCTTGCTGCGTGGTCAGGTGGGCTTTCGGCAGGCTCTCGCTGACAAGGCCATCATTGCGCCTGGTGATAGGCGGTGGAGCTTCCGGTCTGCTGACAAGCCTGACAACCTCTATGGCTCGGCAGTGAGCAGCGCCGTCCTAGACGAGGCCAGCCGCATGAAGGACGATGCGGTGGACGCGGTGTACAGCACGACCACCTCGACACGCGGCAAGCTGCGGCTGTGTGGCAACGTGCGAGGCAGAGCCAACCGTCACTACCAGTGGTCACGCAAGGGCGAGAGCGGCGAGCCGGGCTTTGCCTATCACAGGCTGACGGCCGACGATGCGATTGCCGGCGGGCTGTTCTCGGCAGGCGACCTCGAGATGGCGCGGCGCTCGCTGCCGGCGGCTGTGTTTCGTGAGCTCTACTACTGCGAGCCAGCCGACGACGGGCAGAATCCGTTCGGCATCGACGCGGTCAGGGCCTGCGCTGAGCTCAACAACGGCCAGCCGACGGGCAACCCAGTGCGGGTGTGGGGTTTAGACATAGCCCGGAAGCGAGACTACGCGGTGCTGATGGGCCTCGACAGCAACCGTCACGTCTCGGTGATGTACCGCTGGCATGGCTTGAGCTACTCCTCGCTGGTGTCGGAGGTCTCACGCATCGTTGGCCCGGGCAACAAGGCGTGCCTGTTCTACGATGCGACGGGTGTAGGCGACGCTGTCGGTGAGCAGCTGTCGTTGGCTCGGCTGTGGTGCGAGGCGTTCATCTTCAGCTCGGCCAGCAAGCAGGGGTTGATGGAGGGGCTTGCACTGGCGCTGCAACAAGGTAGAACGAGCGTGCTCGACGGCCCGCACCGCGCCGAGCTCGAGGCGTTCGAGTATGATGTAAAGCAGGGCCGAGTAGTGTATGGCGCGCCGAGCGGTGTGCACGACGACACGGTGTGTGCTCACGCTCTGGCGTGGTACGGTGCCGAGCGTATGGGAGTAACAGCGCAGACGAGGCGAGCCTACATGGGCAGCGCGTCGACAACACCAAGCAGAGGCACGACATGGTAAAGCCGGTACTGGCTAACGGGGTGATACCGATGACGGCGGCGCAGGCAAGCGCCCGCGTCAACATGTCTGGTGCGCGTAACGCTCGAGGTGGTCTGCCTGATGCCGACCCGAATTTGACATTCCTGCCGATGGACCGGCGCGGTGTTGGCGGCCTGCCGGGCAAGTACCAGGAGATGATGCAGACGCACGTTGGCATCGCAGCTGCGGTCTACTGGGCAATCAACGAGGGCTCGGCTCTGCCCAAGGAGGTGGTGTGGACTCACAACCGCCAGCCTGGCACTGAGGAGCTGGCGTTCATGGACCTTTGCCGAGCTGCAACCATCGAGGATGCGGTGGTGTACGAGGGGATGATTGAGGGCGGCTCTGCTTTGTGGAGCTACCCTCTGCTCGACACGTTCATGGGCTTTGGCCTGATGTTTCCTCGTCGGCTCAACGACACGCAGATTGAGTGGTACCCAGTCGCACACAATGCGGTCATGCTGTGGCGCCCCGACGGTCACCTCTTTGGCGGCGCTCGGTTCTCTACTCCTAACGGCTATGACGACCTTGATGCCAACCAGCTGGTGCACACGGTCTACGGCACGGCCGGCGCAATGGAGTTCGAGGGCCGGTCGATGCTGCGTGACTGCCTGCAGCCGTTCGAGCTTTGGAAGCAGATTGCCATCAACGCAGGCATCTACAACCAGCTGAGCTGGGGCTTCTTGGACATCGCCTACGAGCCGAGCGTGACCGAGGACGACATCGACGCGTTCAACACGTTTGGTCAGCAGTTCAGCGACGGTCAGCGCAAGTACCTTCTGCGGCCTAAGCAGGTCGATGTGGAGATGCGCTACCCCTCTGGCACGCCACCTGCCATCATCGAGCAGCTCGAGTACTGGGACCGCCAGATTGAGAAGAAGCTCAACGCGCCGCTGGCGGGCATTGCTCAGTTCGGCTCTCGTGCGATGGCCGAGACGCTCGACGATGCAGCAGGTCGCAAGGCCAAGGCGTGGCTCAACAACGTCTTTGACCGAGCGAGCCGGGGCATGTTCCAGTGGCTTGCGAAGGACCTAGGGTACACTGGCAAGCTGCCTCGCGTGCAGGTGCAGTCGGCCGAGATGACGACGGGCATGGACGGTTGGGCAGCGTATGTGCAAGGTGTCCAGGCGGGCTTGCTGACACGCGGCCCGGGCGATGAGGCATGGGCACGCAAGGTCATTGGCGCGCCAGAGCTGCCGGTGCAAGAGGGTGTTGAGGTCACGGCCGAGACGCCTGCCCCGCTTCTTGTCGGCTCGCTTCAGATTGCGCAGCAGGTGCTCGGCATGTTGGTGGCGACGCCTGCCAACCCTGCTCCTCTTGCACCAGAGGCGGCTGCTCTCTTGCTGGTCTCGGCAGGCATGAGCCGCACGACGGCCGACTCGATGATTGCAGCTCAGCTGGCTATGCCTAAGCCTATGGCAGCGCCTGTCGAGGGCTTGGCCCCTGCCCCTGCCTCACCAGAAACGGCGGCTGGTGCAGTGCCGCAGGTGCAGGTCAGCGAGAACATCGAGGTGCCTGCGACGATTGGCGACAGCAGCGCGTTCAAGCCAGTGTCGACGACGACCAGCGAGACGATGATGGCCGAGTCCGATGTGGACCTCGCCCCGACGGCAGCGATGGTAGAGGCAGCAGCTCGTGCGCTTGAGTGGCGCCGTGAGCACGGCCGAGGCGGAACGGAGATTGGCGTGGCCCGCGCTCGAGACATCAGCAACGGCAAGAACCTGTCGCCTGACACGGTGCGTCGCATGGCATCGTTCTTTGCCCGGCACGACGTTGACAGCAGCGGCTCTGGCTTCAACAGCGGCGAGGAGGGTTTCCCGTCGGCAGGTCGCATCGCATGGGACTTGTGGGGCGGCGACGGCGGCAAGGCATGGTCAGAGCGCAAGGTTGCCGAGCTCGAGCGTGCAGCTGGTGACCTAGCCGACCGAGCGGTTATCCTGTCGGCCTCGCTTGCAGAGCGGCCTGATGTGGTGGTGCCTGACTCGGTGCGCTCGGCAGCAGCTGCGGCGCTCGAGGCTCATCGTGCGGTGAGCAAGGGCAAGACCTCTGACAGCGAGGCGCTTCTGATTGCGCGTGACCTCGCGGCCGGCAAGCGGTTGGCATGGAACCGCGTCATGCGCCTGGCTGAATGGTTTAGCTCTCAGCTGCCGAGGGTAGCCGGGACCAAGTCGTTTGCCGACAAGGGCGCGTCGTGGCACTCGTACCAGCTGCGAGGCGGTGATGCGTGCAAGCAGTGGGTGCGGGGCCTGATGATGGCTTACGCCTCGGCAGCTCACCACCGAGCGGCACGGCTAGGCGAGGGCTGCATCGAGGGTAGCGGCGACTTGAGCGACGGCGAAGGTGAAGGGGTCCTGGTAGTCGGAGGCGACGGCAAGGAGTTCTTGGCCCCTCGTGAGCTGCGACCAGAGGAGCTCGTGGTCGGCTGGGTAACCTTGGCCGAGTCGCGTCAGGACCTCGACGCAAAGCTGAGCATGAGCATTGAGGCGATAGCGTCGGCTCATCGAGGCGCGGTGAAGGAGGCTCTCAAAAACGGCTGGCAGGCAGGCGAGCGCGATGCCATCTATGCCAAGTTCTTGGACCTCTACAACCAGAGCCTATCGAACAACGCAGCCCAGCTGCGCACTGCTGTTGAGGGCGATGTCCTGGACGAGGCACGCAAGTCGCTGCCTGATGCCCCAGCCAACACGATGCCTGCGACCGAGGTAGCAGACGCGAGCGCAGCCATGGCTACGATGAGCAATGCTCAGTTCGCTCGAGCGGCGGCACTGACACAGACGGCGGCCGAGACCATCTGCAACCGAGTGCAGACGGAGGTTGAGAACGCGCTGCTAGCCGGTGCCGACGCTGCCACATGGGTGAGCCGCATCACTCCGCTCGGCCTGCTCGACTCGGCTCGAGATAGCCGGAACATGGTAGAGGCGGCAGCAAGGACGGCGACGTATGCACAGGCCCCGACGGCGGTTGGCGCGGTGCCTACCTATGTGGTGCGGTCAAGCATCCCGGACGGGAAGCGGTGCAGCATCTGTGCAGCTGCTGACACGGGCGAGCGAGTGAAGGTGTCGGACTATGTGACCAAGGGTGTTGGCCTTGAGCTGCCGCCGTTGCCGGACCCCAACTGCCTAGGTGGCGCGGGTCGCTGCCGGTGCGGCTGGTTCGCTATCTACTCACGCTAGTCTGGCGCGGGCTCGGTGTAGAGCTGGGCATCGTAGCCATGGTTGAGCAGCTGGATGT